TCATAGTTACTGGATACTTCTTACCTTGAAATGAGAAGTGAGATTTACCGGCACCATGAGCAGCAGCTGCAGCGCCATGAAATGCTGTTCGTTCAGTTGCATCAATAGTTTCAGGAATCTCAAACTTGGCTTCCTTTACTGTTTCTTCGCTTTTCTTTTTTCTAGCATGTCCATGTGAAGACTCAGCTAAAATCTTAAGATCTTCTACAGATACGTTCTCTTCAATACCATGATCAAATTTAACATCGTAATGAGTTACATATCCATGACCTTCTGATGTTTCAACGATAGTATGTTGACCTGAGATAGGATACCCTTCTCCCCACTGAGCATGCTCTACATGTGTAGCACAGTCATGTTGGATAGGTTTATCAACTGTTTGGCCAGCTGAGGTTACTCTCTGTTCTGTTTTCTTTTGATTTTCTGCGACTTGTTGCATCGCCGCAGCCATTTTACTAATTGATTCTCTATTCATTGTTGTTCCTTACATCCAAATTTGAGCTGCGATTGCACTGGCGCCGACGGCGATAGCTATCCAGAATAATTTATTTATTACGTTAACTGTGTGAGCGTTTTCATCACACTTCTTTTCAATGACATCTAGCTTAGATGAAAACTTATTCATACGTTCCCAAGAATCTTCTCGGTACTTATTATAAGCTTCCATCTTCTCTTCGAAGCGAGCAATGGTAACAAGAGCATCTGCTAGTTTATCCATTTTATCTTCTATTCTACCAAGTCTTTGATCAATATTGCTATCTACCATCAAGTTATTCCATTTAATTTTATTAGTGTTATTTATAATATAAATTAATTGCGTACTAAGATTAGATCAAAAATAGCACCAACACCAGCAGTGGCTCCAACCAACGCGCGTACTTCTATATCTGTTTTTTCTTTAAACAATAACGGCACAGGGTAATCATATGTTATAGGAGTTCCAAAGGTTCCGAACTGCCCTTTTAAATTAAATACTCCATTATCAATATTGCGTGAAAACAATTTAAAAATAACTTCATGGTTCTTCTCAGTATTACCTTGAAACTTAACTAAATAGCCTGTTGTTCTTCTTGGTATAGTATATAAAGCCATTAACGATTGACCTTTTCCAGCTAACATAGTAGCTCTCACTACCCCGTCAATAGTTACTGTAATATCACCTATGTTTACTTCTGCTGTAGGGTGAGACTCTAATCTTAATCTAAACACTCTAATAAAATTATTAGTAGATGTTCCTCCTACAGATACACTTTCAGTTAAGACGTCATAATTTTCATCTAGACCTTGGACGCTTACAACTGCTCCGGTATCAGATGCTCCTGCAATAGTAGCAAGACCAGGAGTTTCAATATAACTGTATAGTCCTCCGCTATCCCAAATTGTTTCTAAACTAGAGCTGCATGCTGGATTAAATCCAAACTTATTAATATGAGAAGTATTAATTACTAACCCACTTGCAATTTGTATACCAAGATGTTCAAGATACTGACTTACGGCCATCTAACAATTCCAGCGACGACGGGCCGCCTTGCCTCTTTCTCCTGTCCATCCTCGAGAACGAGCACAGAAAGACTTACGTCTATTAGCAGCTTTACTTCCCGGTTTTAATTTACTAGGAGGAGTAGTTACAGCTGTTTGTAGCTTACTTCCAGGGTTGCGTCTTCTATACTTAGCAACCCCTTGCTTAGTCATACCAGCGCCTTTTTTTACAGATAGTTTATCACCTGACTTAACAGTCATACCTGACATATCTTCTGAAATAAAGGCTTTAAACTTAATCATTTATTTTTCTCAAGATCAAGCATTCTATGTATCTTCATAAGCGTTTCTTTATTAGCTTCACTTACTTTCGCTACTCTTGTTGTATCTTCTTTAGTAAGCTTATCTACTGCTTTACCAATACCTTTCTGACGATTAGCTGCTTTATCCATAGCGCGCTGAGACTTGGCATAATGCTTGTACATATCTTTATCTTTATCAGCCATATCACCAGCATCAGAATGACGCTTGGCTTGTGCTGTTTGCTTTACCGCATCAGGTCCAGCTTTCTTGATATAAGACCCATATGTACTTTTTTTAAGCTCATCAATCTGCATAGCTTCTTCGACTGATTCATTTTTATGTGCAGCTTTATACATATCTACTGCTTTTGCGTATTTTGGATTCTTCATCATACGCTTTGATTCAGGCTCATCAGGGTTTTTATGAATCATACGTACTGTTGGCTCATCTAATTTATGAGTTTTCACATGCTTTTTATAAGCATCAAACTTTTTAGGAATAACAGTTCCACCAAAGCGTTTATACATTGGAGTCATTGTGTGACGAGGACCCGCCTCATCGACCTGAACTTTTTCGCGAATCCTGACCTTAAACATTTTCTCAATGGTCTGTTTGCCCATATGCTTTGCCATAACCGTAAGGATCTTTTCATATACATCAGTATCCTGACCATTCACCCACTTAATAAGAGCCATTCCTGCTTTGCCAGTCGACAACATCTTGGCTGTTTTCATAAAGTCGGCCTTATCAATACCACCACTTTTCTTTGCATATGAGTTAAGTTCATCTGCAGCTTTTTTCATAGCAGGTGTTGCAGCTTCATTCATAAGCCTATCTACTGAAATTTCACTAAAGCTTTTCATAGTAGCCTCCGTTTTAGGTTTTGATTTTACATTCATAAGCTTTCCGTCTCTATCACGATCAGCTTTTTCTTTATCCATACGAGCTTTTTGCAAAGGTGACATCATACGTTTTGCCTGACCTTGAGGCTCGTCATATTTTTCTGGTAGAGGGGGAATCTTTGAGCGCTGCTTATCAAGAGGATCAGAACGAAGCTTTGCACCGCCTGGTCCATCAGCTCCTGCATCACCCTTTCTTAGTTTACCAGAGCGTGTAAAATGATATCCTTTAGGAGCACCTTTGGTTTCATTCTGCGGTTCTCGCTTTTTAAACGTTTCCAAACCCTTCTTACCTCCAGATGCCATTCGGTCTGCTTTGTTAGACTGAGTAGTAGCAATACGTTTCATACCACCTTCGTTTTTCATTTTACGTCTGTCTAATTCTGCTTTAGCATGTGTATGCATAGGATGATTTGGATTACGAGCAATAACGGAAAGTCTTCTATTATCCATTGACTGTGGATCTGCGTTTAAATCTTCCTTTTTCATAGCTTACCTCTTAATAATCCATTTCTGACATATGTTTATGGATGATCTTTGCTGAATGTTTTATTTCACTATCTGCTAGATGTGAGTTGTTTGACTTAATATCTTTGTGAATCTTACTAAGGCTATCCTCAGGATCGTGTTCGCTACTACCATGTTTATTGCCATGTTTGTAAGAGAATGGTATCCCTCCTCTATCGCCTTCACCGCGGTAATGATTTTTTGAAACTTTTTCACTAGGTCCACCATCTTCAGATTCGCTTTTATGGTAATCATACGTATCCTTATGATCATCATCTTCTTTTAGCAATTCTTCTCTCAATTGGAAAAATGTTTTCATTGTTTGTTTTTCCTCGTTGAAAAGGCCTATTGTTGTTTTCATAGCTTACCTCTATTAAATAGTATTGTTGTGATGATCTGCGATCGCATGATGTGCTTTGGTAACTGTTGAGTGTCCCATTGCTTTAGCTATATGTTGCGCTGTTGTTTTTGCGTCTTTAACTTGAACACCAGTTACTTTACCAGTCTTTTTATCATGATGGGCATAAGCATATGGATGCGAAAGATTTGCACCGCCTCGCGTATCACCTGGATGTTCTAGCTCGTGAGTACCATGACCTAAAGAATTATCGCCAATAGCGTCTTTAGCGCTCTCGATATCATCATGGGATACACCTTTAAGAGCTTTAGCAGATTCATTTACTTGATAAGCTTCATAAATTGTTGACTCTGACATGTTATGGTAATTAGCTACAGCTTTATGAATAGAAGCAGGTGCTTTAGGTGCTTGCTTTGCTACATGATCTGCAGATGCTTTTTTACCGCTAGGAAGTTTAACATGAGTTTCTTTATTACCTGGATGTAATATAATATGGTGAGTATGAGTGTCGTGATCTCCAAGTGAGCTTTTGCCCATTTTACCACCTCTATGATCAGGCTCAACTGCTACAGCATGATGGCCACCAGAACTTTTGTGATGGGCAGCATTCAATCCATGTTTATCAGATACTTTATCTTCAATATCTTCATCATAAGCTTCATTTACTAGGTTTAGTTCTTCTCTCAATTGAAAAAATGTTTTCATGACTTGTTTTTCCTCGTTAAACAGGTTAATCGATGTTTTCATAATAGCCTCCTAAGCTAAATCTTTATCGTGGTTGAGACCACCTTTTTTCTTTTTAGTTATAAACGCATTTACACGCGCGTGGCCCCACTGAGAGGGAGTTGTACCAGGTCTATGACCTGTCTTCCAAGCAGCAACCCCTCTACGATATACTTTCTTCAGAGTGCCTGTTGAAATACCTGATGCTTTAGATTTCTTTGCAAAGCTATCTTCGTTAATTAAATGCTCTTTAAAGTTCATTTCATCATCCTATTTACAAATTTTGTGTACTTAGATGGTTTAGTTTTTGCTTTAGCATCCCCCGGAGCTGGTTTGTATGCAGAAGAATCATTATCAGCTTTTTTACCGTGCTTCTTGAAATGTCTATCTCTAGCGATTTTAGTTGCTCTATCCAGTCCTTTATGATAGCGGGCTGGTTGAGTACCGGGACGATCTTTAATTTCAGAATCTTGTGTAGATTCTTTCTTAGCCATCTTTGTCGCTGTAGCCATTTTGACCTGCATCCATTCATCACCATAACGCTTTTTAAAATCTTTATCAGGTAAATCTTTAGCGTATTTTTCGCGCTTTTTAATCTCACCAGGAGTAAGTTTTCTTTCATTTTGACCAGGTGTCATTTTTTTGGCTTTTTTAGTAGATTCAGGAGTACCCCAATCAGGTTTATCAGCATACATTGACTTACCTTCATTCAATGATTCTCTAACTACTCCGTCATTATCATCATTAGGTAGATCATGAATGTTATATTGAACTTTAAAATTAGGATCTACTTTATCTACATCATCTAACCAACATCTCCACCTTTCACCTTTAGATTCTACGATAAGATAGTTAGTACCGAGATATTGAATATTACCTACTACACCATTCTTTCTAAGAACGACTTGCTCACCTTTTTCAAAGATATTATCTCTAAGATAAGCTTCGCGTAGATCTGATACTGGTTCTAGCTGTATATGATTCTTAAACTGCTTTTCTTCCTTGAGACCCATACCTCTACGTACATCGTTAAAAAGCTGTTTAGCGTTGGAATTTGATAAATTAGCAGGTAAACCTCGAGCAAAAGAAGTAAAATCATTATCATTTGCAAGCGCGCGCTGCTTAGAGCCTGAAGCTCCTTCTGCTCCATCAGCATCTGGATCTCTTTCGCCTGCAGATATAATCTTTATTCCACCATCGAAGTTATAGAATCCGTGATTGCTTTTTACTCCGTTATATTTGTTAAGTCTTACGTCATATTCAGTTACCCGATCAGAGCCAGCAACTAGAACGACTTTTCTAAATCCTTGATCATATAAAAAAGTAAGAGCATCAAATGGAGTTTTAATTTTATTATTAAGAATAATAGAACGTGCATGCTTAGGGAACATCTTTCTAACATGCTTTACTTTATCTTTATATGGTAAGGGATTTTTCTTTTTATCATTTGATTGAGATAAAAATATTCTATATGGAGCTCTACGAGCTTTACCAGCCAATGTATCTAATAATTTACCATGACCAATAGTAGGTGGGTTCATTCTACCAAACGTAAAATAAACAACACTCTCTTCTTCAACAAGAAATTGACTAAACCGATTAATCATTGTTACCCGCGTTTTCTACCTAGTTCTGCTTGACGTAATTTAGGCAGCATTTTTTTAGCCAACCTAGTTACTCTAGGAGCCATCTTGTCAAGACGCTTTTCTATCTCTGCTTTTCTTGCGGGTGTAAGATCAGCTTTCGAAATACCTTTAGTAAGTTTTTTAGCTATTGCATTACGAGCTGCTTTACGAGCTCGCTTGGCAAGAACTTTAGGGTTAGCTACTTTAGCTGCAGCTTTTTTACGACCTACTTTAAGGCGTGCTTGATACTTTTTCATTTGACGAGACTTAGCTCGTCTTTGCTGCATAGTAAGAGCTTCGTCTACAGTAACAGCTTTTATTTCATTACCACAACACTCACACTTTTCTCCTACCTCAGACATGCTATGCTTACCAGCACAATGACTGCAATCTGAACCACATCCGCAAGTAGCTTTCTGCTCTGTAGCTTCTCCGGTATTACCTGTTGGAGTGTATTGTTTACGTTTTTTAGCTGCTTGCTTAATCAGGTCATCTTCACCTGGCATATAGTCAACAGCCATAAAATCTTTAAAGTTTAATTTCTTTGCCATTTAGTTCCTCGTTGGCTTATCCCATCCCTTTAATATATCTGGCGAAAAGTTGTTGTATGAGAATTCCATACGATCAACAATCTTTACCGCATCACCACCAAGTTTATCAATTGCTACATAACCTTCCTCGCCGGTTACTTTATAACCACTACGAGTCTTAACAAATGTTTTCACTTTACTTAATTTATTAAGGTTATTTATAAGTCTTAATTTTGCCAGTACAATAACTTTTTGTAAGTCGAACATATATTTGAGACTGTTTCTATTTTTAGAAGAAAAGAAATCTAGTATTTCATTTAGTTTTTTCTGCTGAGCTTCTTTACCTTTATCACTCTTACGCTTATCTATCTCTTTTTGATATCTAGCGCTGATCCACTTGATAAGTGCGGTGACATGTCTGTTGGTATCTCCAATGATTTGGCCTTTTCTAACGAAGGTGTTGTTAAACTGCTCCACGAGACGGGCAAGCTCTTTGTTGGATTCCAGTTGTCGTAAAGTTGATCCTGCGATTTGATTGAAAAGAAATCCTGCTTGTGAAAGATATTCATTAACAATTTCTGTTTCCTTTTTACTCATAGTAACATTAGTTAAATCTCTTAACATTGCATCTTGTGACCACACATCTTTTGTTGACTTAAGCTTAGAGACATCAACTCCGTACGAAGCTCGCATAGACTCGAAGGTGTTACCTTTATAGGTTGTGTGCCACACAATACCAATTTTTGCTGACTTAATAGCCTTAGCTCCATCCGACTTTGCTGGCAGCGCATATACGATAGTATTTGGATGAAATGTAATATATTTTTCCCCTTTAATAGTAGCAGTAGATAAATCGCTTTTACTAAAGAGAAAGTCTCCCTGAATGACTCCTTTAATACCTAAGGCAGGAAGATACTTAAGAGCATCTTTGAGTTTAATTGCAAGATCACCAGAAGTGTCAGCGTCCACGTCAGCATTAGACTTATAGACCTTAGGATCTTTATTGAAGATTCCTTTCTTAGCAACAAAGAAATTCCCATCGCGGGGATCAATGCCAGCAAAGATGGCAGGTGCTCCGTCCCACTTAACGCTGACAGATCCATCATGAACTCCTCCTAGCATATCTCTAAGTGAACGTAAAGCTAATATTGCTTCTCTAGTTCCTTTCACACCACCGTAGATAACTTTATCTTCGATATGAGTCATATGAGTGTTTTTAGACTCTGTGATATAATTTTTAAAATTGTCCATTATCAAAAAGCTTTCAGTTTAGTAAACGGGGATTTCTTTTTAGTCCCAGGTTTAATAGAGTAAGGACTAGATATCATATTTTTAACTTTTACTTCCGGCTGAATTTCATATTGTTTAGAGCGAATTCCTACTCTCATACGAAAATCACCTTTACCTTCAAACATAGGCACACCTGAAGGTACATTAAGAGGGTTATCTTTGCTTAGTCTATAAAAGTCATCAGCAGCTTGAAGGTAATATGTCGTTTCTGTCTTACCTCCGTTTGCATAATGATCTCTTACAACCGCTCCTAAATCTTGATTTGGCACTGTTACAATATATTGATCTTTTTGCTTAGCCATAAAAGCTTTCATCTCTTCATGAGATACAGTATCTTTATCATTTTTCTGTGGGCCAACATTTGTGTTTATTTTAGTCTTACCAGTAGCTTTAGTAATTTCTTTTACAAAGTTAGATGCATGGGTTTTTAACATTGCAGCAATATAGACTTTAAGCGGACCCATCTTTCCAGCTAACGGGCCTTTTTTCTCTGGAGCAGATGTCCATTTTTTACCATCCCATGAAGCTCTAGTATTACCTAGATTATCAGTGTGATTCATTTTAACTTCAATCCACACTTTCTTTTTACCATGCATTATACGCACATCTGAGAATGTAGAATCCACTTTAGGTCTAGATGCATCATAGCCCATACTTTTAAGAGAGTTAGCTACATCAATTTCAAATTTATCTGAAGCTTTACTTTCAGTAATAAAGTTTTTAAATGTAAGCATTTTACGTCCTTAGAATTTATTTTATTTATATGTTATTGCAATATCAGATAAAGCCCACTGAGCCCTGTTATCTTCTTTGCAGAAAAATAACAAAACTTCATATGCGTCTCAAACTTTGTTGGTTTAATTAAAATGCTGTAAAGATATGATACAATATTAACAAATCGTTTTCTGGTTAATTCATCTGCAGCGTCTACTAACTGAACAGCATGATCGTAATTTTCTATTGTGTTAGATACTCTCGAATATTTCATAAATATCTCTTTAAGTTCTTTCTTTGCGACATCTAAATAAATTTCATTACCACCAGCTACTCCGCTCCTTAATGAGTATGAGTAATTCTGTTCTATTTCCTTTGTGTAGTCTTTAGCATCAACAGCACCTAGTTGATACCCAGCATTAATCATTCTTCCTTCTAACGATACATTTAATGTAGTTGCAGAAGCTTTAAATCCAACACGTACCGCAAACCCTGACTTTGTTTGCACAATAAAGTTAGCATATGTTTCAGAGAGATCTACTTTAGAAAAAGACAGGTCTAGATCAAGCTTCATATTAAGCATTCTTTGAGGGTCTATAACTGATGAACTTGCCTTTAAGGTAGTTACATTTTTTAAAGAGATGGGGATGATATCTTTTTTATAATATGCTTCTGCTAATAATCCATTTAACACTTTAGCTGAGGGTGCTTGATATAAAGGAACTAAATTCAATTTAGATTTAATCATCCACACATCTGCTGGATTCCAATTATCACTAGCTTTTTGTGTTAATTTTCTTGCTTGAGCATATAACGGCTTTGTAAGCTCTCCGCCCTGCCTCTCGTAACTATAACCCTTAGAGTTAATATATTTTTTAAGCTCTTGTAGCTGCTTTACTGCGCTTTGATAATAAGAGGTATCATAATATTCTTTACGTTTACCAAGCATACTTACAATATCATCTTCAGAGAGCAACTTGTTCTTTTCAAAATTGCCTTGAAACACCCACATGGATATATCTTCTTTTATTTCTGTAAGAAGATTCGTATTGCTCTTTGCATTTGCCGTAAAGTGATTAAACGTACTATTAATAGCACTGGAAGACCCTACTAGCTGAACAATTTTACCTTTGTCATCCTTTACAAATAAAATATCCTTACCTGTAGAGTATTCAATAATATTATTAACTTTTTTAGGTTTAATTGTAATAGAGAATACAGACTTACCTGCTTTATACTTAAATTTTTCAAACATAAGTTTGACTGGAGAAGATAACTTTCCAGGGTCTTTCAAAACAATATTATGACCTTCGCCATATTTCTTTGAATTATTTGTTATAGATGCCATACCCGTATTTATAATAGCAAAAAAAGGCCCTCAGGCCTTATTTCGTCTTAATATAAATTGAATCCTTTTTCTTAAGAGCCTTAGCTTGGTATCGCTCATATCCAGAGTCGATAAGATCTTGATTAAGATTAGCTACAATCTGAGATATCTGCTTCCAATCTTCTTCTGAACAATCTACACCAAGCAAGTCAGGTTCTCTTTCACTATTTACAAGTTTCATTATACATCCTCTTTATAAATTCATGATAACGCTCTTGAGTTTCTGCCGTAGGAGTCCACTCATTAC